ATATATAATATATATAAATACTATTAATACTATAAATACTATATATACTACTATACTATATATACTATAGTACTATTATAAAATTCAACCGGGCTAAATAGGGGGGATAGATAATATTATTATATATAGTTGCAACTTGTCAAGTTTTTATTAAATTTAAATATGGAAAGAGAAAAAACAATGTTTGAAAGAGCTATAACAGGTGACTATGAGATCAAAGATGTCTTCACTAACATTGAAAGATGTAAGCAGATATCCAATCAGTTAAAGATCCTAGATCTTATTGAACCTAAGTCTAGAGATATTAGTTTAATAGCAGAGTTAGTATATCGGGTAAATAACATGCCTGAGTTAGAATTAATAGAAATAGACGAGTATACCTTAAACAACCCTAACTAGTGGCACTATCACGAAAGATAAAGGGGGTCACTCACTATGCTTACGAAAGCGAGCTGGAGTTTCGTACGGCACATCCTACTGAAAAATTAATTAAGAACTGGAGAGATGCTAAACAGGGAGAGTGGTGTTTAGCAGATGATGGTAAAATAGTTCAAGTGTTATTAAAAGACACAATGAAAGGAAATAGAATAAAAGAGGATTATGTGCGAACTGTTATTGGAATGGTCACTATAAGAGATACTAGTACTTTAAAAGGAGAAATAACAGATAACATTTACCGTTTTGTAAGAAAGAATACTTATGATTCTAGGTTACATGGTAATATGACCAAACAAAAAAAGATATTCTCTAAATACATTGCAATGGGTTTAGATCCAGAGAGTGCGTATATAAAAGCATATCCTAAAACATCGAACTCTGATGATGCTAGACGTAAATCAAAACTATTATTAAAAAGTAAAACAGTGAGGGAGCAAGTGGATAAAGAAATAGAAGAACTAATGTCAGAAGTTGGTATTACCAAAAGATATTTATTAGAAAGTACCAAGGATGTTGTAGACAAAGTAGATGCCAAAGACAATGATAAGCTTAGAGCCTTAGAAACTTTGATGAAGATATCGGGAATGCTTAGTACAGAAAAGAAATCAGAGTCTATTGCACTGATACAAGAGTTCACTGGTTTCAGTAAAGAGAAACTTAAAGCATTTGAACAGGGCATGTTATCTGAAAAAAAGAAAGAACTTACTAGTGGTAGTTAGATCAGTATTGGTAAAGGATATTTACTGGAATACACAGACTAGCTCTATTTGGAGCTATACTAGTCCTAAAACGCTACAAGTAGGTAATACTAGATACAATATATCATTTTCTAATAAAAACGCTAAATAACGCAAATAATGGACAATTTCAATATTAATCCATCCCCATCTGAAATGAAAGAGCGGGATGAGGTACTAGCTAAGTCCTATAAAAGCCTTATTTATTTTGGTAGGGCTTTCTTACCAAATGACTTTCTTAAAAAGTCTGCATCCCCAGCATTTCATTTTGACGTAGCAGATAAGTTGATATCATCCAAGCCCGGTAGTCGTAGTTGTATTATTATGCCTAGGGGATTTGGTAAATCTATACTATCCAAAGCCGCTATTATGCATAAGTTAGTATTTGCCAGAGAAGATGAACAGCACTTTATTGCTTGGGTATCAGAAGAACAAAGTCAGTCTATTGACCATTTGAAGTATTTGCGTAATCATTTTGAAATGAACAAGAGACTTCGTTACTACTTTGGCAATCTAGATGGAGGAGCGGCTGGTAAGCGTTGGACTGAAAAAGATATTGTAACTCCTAAAGGCGATAGATTGATAGCAAAAGGTACTTCTCAAAGACTTAGAGGTCGTGCAGAGGTAGATGTTCGTTATACTGGTATTATCTTAGATGACTTTGAATCAGAACTAAATACAAAAACACCAGAGCGTAGAGCAGATATCAAAAAATGGATCGTATCTACAGTATATCCAGCACTAGAAGAAACACCCGGTAGAGAAGGATGGATATGGTTATCAGGTACAATAGTTCACTTTGATAGTTTCTTACAAACTGTACTAGATGGTAGTAACAAAGCAAAAGAAGAGAGTAGAGAGTATCCTTGGAATGTAACATTTAAAAGAGCAATAGAAGATGGTAAATCTATCTGGAAAGAACAATTCTCCTTAAAAAAGTTAGAAGCAAAGAAAAGAGAGTTTATTGAAGCTGGTCTGGTAAACAAGTTTGCACAAGAGTATATGAATGATGCTAGAGATATATCTAATGCCGCATTTAAAATAGATAGAATACAATATTTCAATGGACAAGTAGAATGTCGTAACAAGTTTAATTATCTGATAGATGGTGAAGATGCTATACCAGTAAACATTTACATTGGAGTTGACTTAGCGGCTACAGCATCAGAGACATCAGACTTTCAAGTGATACTAGTTATGGCAATAGATTCCAACAATAATCGTTATGTCTTAGAATATTTTAGAGAAAGAATACCTACATTTGATGTCCCACAAGAAATTATCAAACTAGCAAACAAGTATAACCCTGTAAGAAGAGTAACGATAGAAACAGTAGCGGCACAGGAAATGGTTAGAGACATGGTAACGAGAATGTCTGCTAGTGAGAAAAGACTGATGCCCGGAATTTTCAAAGGAGTTAAGCCACCCGCTAGGATAAAAAAGCAAGATAGGCTCGAAACAAGCTTGGGGGTTATCGTCAATTCTAAAAAGCTTTACATTAGAAGAGAAATGACAGAACTGGTAGATGAGTTCTTTGAACATCCCAAACCTAGAAACGATGATGTAATGGATGCGTTGTATTATGCAGACTACTTTGCCAAAGCTCCTAAAAGTACAAGAACGAAACGAGAATCATTACTAAATGAAGAAGCTAGTCCTGTTAGAAGAATCAAAAAGAAAGCCTATAATTGGATGACTGGATCTCGTGCATAAAAAATATTATTTGTCTTTTGTTTATGCGTGACTTATATTTAAATTCAAATCCACATGCCGAGATATTCTAAAAGATCAAAATCTAGACTAGCTACCTGTGATGAGCGTTTGCAGGAAGTATTCAATGAAGTAATCAAGCATGTGGACTGTTCTATTTTAGAGGGACATAGAAGCAAAGAAAGGCAAAATAAATTATATGATGAAGGTCGTACTAAAGTCAAGTATCCTAATGGTAGGCACAACTCTAGTCCTTCTAAAGCCGTTGACGTTACCCCTTATCCTGTGGACTGGAAGGATAGAGAAAGGCAGACTCTTTTCGCTGGGTTTGTTATCGGCATTGCTAGGAGCATGGGTTATAATCTAAGATGGGGTGGCAACTGGGATATGTATGAAGAAAATGGTAAATGGGAAGTAAAAGATAATAAATTTGATGACTTTCCACATTTTGAGATTAGAGAGTAATGCCGGGTACGACAGACACAGTTAAAGCAATGTTAACTCCCGGTGAATTTGTTATTCGCAAAGAAGCTGTGGACATGATAGGAGTACCCATTTTGGAAAAGTTAAATGATATGCCTGAAGCTGGTGGTCATTCTGAGATAGATAGACTGATAGCAAAGGCTACACTAAAAAATATGACTGGCATGTATGGTGGTGGTATGGTCAATGCAAAGCAATACATGGGCGGTGGTATGGTTGATCAGTACATGGGAGGCGGTATGGTTGATATGTATGGTCATGGCGGTAAAGTAAAAAATAAAATGATGAGTTATGAAGATGGCGGTCAAGCTATGTCTAATTTAAAACCAGTTCCTGATAATAATCCCGGACTTGCTAAACTACCTGAAAAAGTTAGAAATAAAATGGGTTACATGCAGGATGGTGGATTAATTGGTATGATGCATGGTGGTAAAGCTAAGAAGAAAAAAGAAATGTACGGCTATCAAGAAGGTGGGAGTGTAAATATGGATGATGTATTAAAAAGAAAAATGTTAATGGAGCAATATTCTAATGTTTTTGATCAAAATATAAGTTTAGATGATAGGTTTAGTAATTTTACCAAAGCAAAAATGGCAATGGATAAAGCAAGTGGTCTTTTTAAAGATTTTAAAGAATCAGAAACTGGATATAGTGCTAGTGGAAACAGAGGTAATTTAACAGATCAAGAATATTTTAGAGGTATGAGAAATCTGCAAAATGAAAAAGATATGTTGTTAGATATGCTTAAAAGTTCTATTTCTTCTAGACAACCTGAAGGTATGCAAGAAGGTGGTGCAGTTCAAGATGATGCTATGATGCTACAGTACTTACAGTCCTTACAGGCACAGCAGGCTAATCCTTTCGTACCTTTTGATCAAAGACCTCCAAGTTCTGGTGAAATGATGTCGCCAATACCGAGCGGTATGGAGCAGGGTGATATGATGAGAATTATTAGAGATGAAAGAGAAGTATTAGATATGCAAGATGTCGAGCTCCTCAGACAAAAAGCTCAAAACGCTCTTACTAGATTTCAATTAGACTCTTTAATGCAAAAAGCAACATTGGATTCTTTAATAAATCAGGGATCAGGAGATGCTATGAGAATACAAAGATCACCAAATGAGACTTTTTCTTTTCCAAATACTCCAGCACAAGAAAACTTTATGCGAAAGTATAAAGAAGAAATGATAGACCCTACATATTTTCCAGAAGGTAATTAATGGATCAAGATCCAAGAGCAAAACAAAATGATGAGTTGTATCGTCAGTGGCGAGATGCTCGTTCTGAATGGGATACAGAAGCTAGAAGAGATATAGACTTTTATCTTGGTAATCACTTTACTAATGATGAGTCTGATGAACTAGCACAACGTAATCAAGCTGATATACCTATGGATAGGGTATCTTCAGCAATAGAAAAATTTAAAGCAGTATTAACATCTAGAGCTCCAGCATTTACAATCGTACCCAGAGAAGATTCTGATGTACAGGTAGCTAATCTATGGAGAACTATCATGGGTTATATATGGCAGAACTCTGATGGCGACTGGCAAATGAAACAAGCAATACAAGATTATGCTGTTACTGGTATGGGTTATATGTATGCTTATATTGATAGAGAATCAGATTTCGGTAGAGGTGATGTCAAGTTCACTTATTTAGACCCTTTTAGAGTTTACGCATCTCCCAGCTCAAGAGATCGGTGGTTCAGTGATTCGGATGGTCTTATCCTTTCTACCATCCTTACTGGTGAACAGGTCGTCAACCTCTACCCTGAATTAAATGATAGCGTTGATCCAGCAACTGGAGAAGAGATACCCGGACTAATAAGACAGCTATCTGGTTTTACATACGATGAAGAAGATTACCCATCTTCTCAAAACAGAAACTCAATGAATGTGTTTACTCCATCAGAAGTAAAAGATAAAGATTATTTTGAAGTTCAGAAGTATCAGATATTAGAACGATTTTACAAAATAAAAGTTCCTTTTTATCGTATTATAGATATGAAATCTCAAGAAGAAGAGATACTATCTCAAGAAGAATATGAAAAGTTTGTATTTGAAAACTCTGAAGCAATGGAGATAGGTGCATTTACAGCAATACAAGTATTACAGACTAGGGTAAAAGTTTGTGCTAGTTTAGGTGAAGTGGTATTGTATGAACAGATTTTAAATACTGACGAGTATCCAATAGTCCCGCTACCGAATATCTGGACATCCACACCATATCCCAAGAGCGATGTATCCAGAGCTAGACCAATGCAGAGATTATTAAACAAGCTTTGGTCTTTAGCCCTTTCACATGCCCAAGCATCTGCGGGACTAAAACTTCTAGTACCATTAGGTAGTGTAGATGATATTGATCAGTTAGAAAAGGATTGGGCAAATCCAAATGCAGTAATAGAAGTTGATTCATCACAAGGTGAGCCACACTATCCAGCACCACAGCCACTGGCTGGAGAGTTTTATAGATTAATACAACAGTCAGAGTTTTACATAGATTTTATCTTTGGTCTGCCAGAAATGATGCATGGCTTTGCAGATAAAGCACCTGAAACAGTCAGAGCGACAGAGAGAATGATTGCATTGGGTAGTGAAAGACCTAAATCTAAATTAAGAGATGTTGAATTTAGTATTAACAAACTTGGTAAAGTTCTTTATAATTTATCCAAAGGACATTACACTTATAAGAAGATTTTTAAGTTAGCTCAACCTAATAATAATATTACAGAGGTCATGGCTAATTTTTATACAGATGTAAGTGGTGCAGTTTTAGATCTTAAAAAAGATAGGCACTTACTTGATCAACATGATATTAGAATCGAATCCGGCTCTACTATGCCTTCTAATAAATATGCAGAACTTTCTGTATATCTTGAGGCATTTCAAATGGGTATTGTGGATCGCTATGAGGTTCTTAAAAAGAACCCAGAAATATTTGATAAGGAAGGTGTAATGCGTAGAACTGAAGAAAAGCAATTAATGCAACAACAAATGCAGGCTATGCAAGAACAGATAAAGAATTTGCAAGGTGACTTGCAGACAGCCCAAAGAGAGTCTGTTAGTGATAGAAAAAGAGTTGAGGTCGAGAAGTTTAAATCTAGACTTAACGAAATCAATTCTGAATCTAAAGCTGATAGAAGGGTACAACGTAGCAAACTAGAAAACGAGGTGAAGCTCGAGGTGGAGAAATTAGCTGGTAATCTGAAAGATGTTCAGAGAGAAGTTAGTTCCACTCCAAAAGCCTAACGAGACATCTAAGGAGAATATATGTCTACATTAGAACAACAGGAAACAAGTATCGAAAGCGGAATACAAGGCGGTAATGAAGCCTTCGTGGAAGATATCGTCAATGAACAGTCCATCCAAGAAGAGGTGGATACAACTCAACAGGAGTTTCAGGAACAAGCCCCTGC